CAGCCATAGCCTTAATACCGCGAGCCTTAATATCTGCAACGCGTTGCGCTTCATCAGCGTGATTCTTTGCAACCTCTGCTTTGGCAATTAAGCGAAGCAAAGTTTGGGTATCTGTATTCATTTTATTACCTTCCACTATATAATATAGCGAAGCACGTTGCTTCACTAATCTCACTTACAAGTACAACTATACACCATAGGCGGGCAGATGTCAAGCACGTTGGTTGGGTCGCTATATTATATAGCAAGCCACGTTACGCATATCAGAGGCGCGAAAAGTTTGTGTTGAAAAATTGCTTATGCCTCCGCCTGTAAATCAAAGGCCGTCTGACCGCGAATAAAAAGTTTGTGTTGGTTTGTGTCGGCCGCTCCCCACGCGGTCGGGCGTGTCGCGATTACTTTCGGGCATGACTAAACCCCCGACCTCATGAGAGGCCGAGGGCTTAGATTTAGGCGATTACTTTGTGAGCGCCTTGGTGTTGTTCTCTACTGTAATCAACTTTGCGATTACCTTGTGCAACTTCTCTAACTCGCATGTGGTGAGAGTCTTGAGGTCATTGGCTGAGAGGTAAGAATCAACAGCATCCACGATATTCTCCAAGGTGATGGCCTTGGCTGATTCTTGCATGGCCTCATCTTGTGACTCGGCCTTTGCCTCTGCTTGTGACTCGGCCTTTGTGCGTGTGCCATCTGCTAACTCTTTCAATGTGTCGAACTTTGCAATGTGCTTGCGGACTCCGCTTGCCTTTACATCCGCAAGAACTCGAGAGGCAAGAGTGAGAACGGCTGAGGCTGTTGTCTCTGGCATCTCGTTGAAGTACTTGTCCACGATTAGGCGGGCTGTAGGGATTGAGGGAATATGTCCATGCTTTACGATTATTCCGACTTTGATTCCCTTGGCTGTTGCCTTGAGTGTTGCAGTTGCGACCGCTTGAGTTAGGCCTCTTTGCATCTGGTCATCTAGTGACTTGATGAACTCGAGGTTCGCGATATTCGCATCCTCTCCCTTTGCGATTACGTCCATGTATTCCGCTTGAAGTGAATCGTTCAATTCTGCTAGCGGGCTAGCGTTTTTTACTGTGTTTGCTGACATTTTTTTTCCTTTGTTTGGGTACTGCATGGAGCCTTTGTCCATGTCTTTATTGTAGTGCCTAATCTCGGAATATGTCTAATCCATTCCCCTAATTCGCTCACTATATTATATAGCGACATTCGCGACATATCGGACTTATAGGACATATTCTACCATAACGGGGCAATAAGGTCAATTCGGACATTGTGGACATGGGCATCTATCGAACACCTGTTCGAAAAGTTTGTGTCGAAAGTTATCCACAGGTTTATCCACAGGTGGGGATAACTTGTGCATAACTATTGGGGGTTATCCACAGGGGCAGGGCAGATAGTCTAGTGCCAGATATTCCGAATTATGTAAAGCCAGAGGCCAGAATGGCCGTCTCAATAGGTGAGATTCCATCTCACTATGTGGAACTAGGGAACAATCTACATGTAGACATGTCGATAAGTCGACAATTCTTTGAGGGTGGGTTGTTAAAAATCGTTGGACCGTACTCCTATAGTATCCCACAATAATTTTCTGTTATATTTGGGGGCTATATACGCTCAAAAGTACTACTGCGAAAAATATATTCCCGAACTTTGTTCGGATTTACCTGTTTGAACAGGTTATCTATTATGTATATAAATACATATTACGGAGTCGCTCCGTTTAAGACTCCGCTCCTCCTATATATAATATATATAAAATTATAATTATAATGGGACAGTTATGCCCGTTTAGCCCTACCGTTAAATAGGCGTTTTTAGGAGACAATAATGGGACGTAAACCAGGGGTACAATCAGTACCTAAAGACGAAGCCCAGGCTAAAGTACTAGCCCTACTAGAACAGGGTGCTACCATTACGGCCGCTATGGCCGCCGTCGGTAGACAAGATACAGCCTTTCGTCAATGGGTCATGGTGGACGAATCCTTTAAGGAAAAGTCTGAAAAAGCCCGCCTTGCAGGCAAAGGCATCAAAGCAGACCTGGCAGAACTCAAAGATATATCCTACCCCGACTTCTCCCAGCAGTTTCTGGACACTACCCTCTTTGACCATCAACTTAACTGGCTAGACCTTATTGAAGGTCGTGAGCCACGATGGCAACCTGCAGGTATGACTTACGAGCCAGGAGACCCAAAGCGTGTCCTGATTAACGTGCCACCCGAGCACGCCAAGTCAACCACCATTACAACCAACTATGCGTTGTACACAATTGTGACCAACCCCAATGCGCGAGTTATCATCGTGTCCAAGACCCAGGGTATGGCACGTAAATTCTTAGGTGCGATTAAGACTCGTCTTAGCCACCCAGCATATATGAAACTCCAGACGGCCTTTGGCCCAAATGGAGGCTATAAGGCAGATGCAACCCAATGGTCTGCCGACATGATATATTTAGGAACGGGACGAGATTCTGGCGAGAAAGACCCCACAGTGCAAGCACTTGGATTTGGTTCCCAGATTTACGGCGCACGCGCCGACCTGATTATCCTAGACGACGTTGTGATGAACTCAAATGCCCATGAATGGGAGAAGCAAATTGAATGGCTTCAAAAGGAAGTTATCACACGTCTGGGACGGCACGGAAAATTACTTATAGTAGGAACCCGTGTCGCTCCCGTAGATTTGTATAAAATGATACGTGATGGCGCACAATGGACTGGTGGCAAGACTCCCTTTACCTACTGTGCTATGCCTGCCGTTCTGCAATTTGATGAGAACCCGCAGAACTGGAAAACGTTGTGGCCTAAGACCAACATCCAGGAGAACGATTTAGATGAGCAATTCGAAGATGGGCTTTACCCTAAGTGGGATGGACCCTCGCTCTTTAAGCGTCGCTCTGAGGTCGCTCCGTCAGTATGGGCTATGGTCTACCAACAAGAAGATGTCCAACAAGACTCTATCTTTCCGCCAACAGCAGTTGCAGGATGTGTTAACGGTATGCGAAAGCGTGGACCGCTTAAACCTGGTACTCCAGGACACCCGCAAAGAGCAGGCTCAATCTACACAGTAATTGGTTTTGACCCTGCAGTATCTGGTCGCTCTGCTTTCGTAGCAGTAACGTACAACCGCGACGATGGTCAGATATATGTACTGGACTGCGTAAACATGGCGGACCCGACACCTCAAAAAGAGAATGCTCTTATTCGTGAGTGGGTTGAGAAGTACCATCCTCAAGAGTTTCGTGTGGAGATTAACGCACACCAGAAGTATTATGCTATGGATACGGATTTACGTAACTATCTAGCAACCTATGGTTGTCAATTGAACTCACACTTTACAGGCAAGAACAAGTGGGACACGTCTTTCGGTGTAGCATCTATGGCTAGCCTTTTTGGCAGCATTAGCAATGAACGCTACCAGAACAACGGTATCATAGAACTACCAAGTAATGAAGGCTCAGAAGGACTCAAGTCTTTGGTGCAGCAACTCATTACCTGGAAGCCAGATACTAAAAACCCAACTGACTGTGTGATGGCTTTATGGTTTGCTATTATACGTGTACGTGAATTAATGCAACAATCCTCTGCGGTGGGTCAATATCAAACTAACCGCTGGGCAACCCGAAGTCAAAAACAACAACGTATGTCATTAAACTTAGACGAAGCATTCGCTGAGCAATGGCAAGAAACTTATAGTTAGGATAATAAAATGCCAACACCACAACAAGTTAAAGCAAAGGCAAAAGCCCTACAAGCCAAAGCAGATGCAAAAGCAGCAAAGGCTGCAGCAGCAAAGCCAAAAACTCCTGGTTCAAATGTTAAAGCAGTCCCACCAATGACAGCGGCTGAGCGTGGAAATAGAAATGCTTCCGAATCTGCTAGAACGCGCAATACTGCTATGGGTACACTAGATATTCGTGCGCATGCAGAAAAAAATGTCACCAAGGGTCCAACAGTTAGTGTTCGCTCTACTCCTGGAATCTCTGGCACAGGCGGCGCTAAAGTTTCTGCAATTTATAAGCCAATGGGCGGCTCTGGTCTTGGCCTTCTTTCAATCAAAAATAAATAATTTTTTAAATCTAAGTTAGGAATATAAAATGTCAGATAGAAATCAAGGCGGCATTATGGGTTCAGGTGGAAAAAACGTTACGCCTATCTATAAGCCTCAAGGTGGCATGATGGGTTCTGTAAAAATTCAAGGACCTCAACTTCCTAAAAAGAAAACGCCATCCGTAATAAGTAAAATTAAAAAGGCTATTAAAGAAGAACTTTTTTCACAAACACACGGTACTCTGTAAAACAGAGTTGTTAATAATTTTTTAAATCTAAGTTAGGACAATAATGGCATTATCGATGGAACAAGTTGCAGCGCGGGTCGAGAACCTTCGCTTCCGCAACGCTGAACGTGACGGTCGTAACCTTGACGTTCTTGCAGTTCGTAAAGGCCAGATTGCATCTGTCTATCCTGATTTCTTTCCAGACGGAGTAGACGCTAACGTAGTTGCCAACTTTATCGACATTGTCGCACGCGACTTGTCAGAAGTTATGGCTCCGCTTCCTGCAATTAACTGCTCAGCGGCTAACTCTGTTTCTGACAGAGCGCGTGGTTTTGCTGATAGACGCACACGTATTGCATCAAACTATTTTTCACACTCAGACCTTTCGGTACAGATGTACCAAGGTGCTGACTGGTATCTAACCTACGGTTTCCTCCCATTCTTTATTGAGTTGGATGAGGAAGCAAAGTTGCCGCGCATCCGCCTAGAAAACCCACTGGGTGCTTACCCAGAATTTGACCGCTACGGACGCTGCATTGCCTTTGCAAAACGCTACATGACTTCTTTGGCGGAGTTAGTTTCACTGTTCCCTGAGTACGAATATTCCTTGTTAGGTGGCCACGGCTACAAGCAGGATTTGAATACTCAAATTGAAATGATTCGTTACTTCGACAAAGACCAATCAATCATCTATATCCCTACAAAGAATAATTTAGTTCTTTCACATGCTATGAATCCATTGGGTAAGATGATGGTCGTAGTAGCACGTAAGCCATCTATTGATGATGAACTTCGCGGACAGTTTGATGACATCCTTGGAATTCAATTACTGCGTAACCGCTTTGCGTTACTTGCGATGGAAGCAGCAGAGAAGTCAGTACAAGCACCTATTGTACTCCCACAGGATGTACAGGAGTTGCAACTTGGTGGAGATGCGGTTATTCGCACATCCAACCCAGCAGGTGTACGCCGTGTAGAACTTAACATTCCAGCAGGCGCGTTTACAGAACAGAGTTTGCTTAATCAAGAACTACGTGTGGGTGCTCGTTATCCTGAATCACGTACTGGTAATATCAGCGCATCAGTTGTTACAGGACAAGGCGTACAGGCTCTTATGGGAGCCTTTGATACACAGGTTAAATCTGCTCAAGCAATCTTTGCATCTGCACTACGTGATGTAATTCAAATCTGTTTCCAGGTTGATGAGAAGATTTTCCCATCAGAGAAAACAATTCGTGGTGTAGATTCAGGTTCACCTTATGAAATTACATACTCACCTAAGAAAGATATTAAGGGTGATTACTCAGCAGATGTTCGCTATGGTATGTTGGCTGGTCTTAACCCAGCACAGGGACTTATTTTCATGCTACAGGCACTTGGTGGTGGATTAATATCCAAAGATATGGCTATGCGTGAACTTCCATTTACAGTTAACGTATCTCAAGAACAAGAAAAAATTGAAATTGAAAAGATGCGTGATGCATTACTTGGAGCGCTTACAGCATATACACAAGCAATTCCACAATTGGCTACAACTGGTGGAGACCCAAGCGAAATAGTACGTAAGATTGCCGATGTTATTAAGGCACGCCAAAAGGGACAGGCACTTGAAGATGCAATCGAAGAGACATTTGCTCCAGAGCAACAAGTTCCTCCTGCTGGGGTTCCATCGGTTGAGCAACCGTCCCCTGTTCCCCCTGGTTCTCCAGTAGGAGGCTCTCCAGAAGGCGCACCAATGCCAGAAGGAATGCCAGAAGGAGCACCTGTAGCACCACCAAGTATTCAAAGTTTACTCTCTGGTCTATCTGGCGGAGGAACACCAACAGCATCAGTACGGACAGTAACGCGTAGATAATCTAAGTAGGGGACAATGACAACTTTAGTAGCGATACAAGGTGATGGCTGGTCTGTAATGGGCTGCGATTCTCGCCTTAGCGATGAACATGGTCGCTTTCAGATTGCTAAGACTCCTAAGATTGTTGATAACAATAGCATCTTAATTGGTGGCTGTGGTTCATCACGTGCAAGTAATGTTTTACATTATGGATACGTGCAACCTAAGCCAACCATTAAAGAAGATTTAAATACTTATATGACGCAGAAATTTATCCCAGCAATGCGTAAGAATTTTGTTGATGCTGGTATAGACATGAAAGAGGACGGCGATGTCGCGCAAATCGATGGAGGATTCATCATCTCCGTTAAAGGGCAAATTTTTTCGGTTTCTGAGGATTACTCTTGGGATACCGATGTTCGTAACGTATATGTTATGGGTAGTGGCGGAGATGTTGCCCTCGGTGCATTGGCAGCGTTGGGTGTGGAAAAAGTAAATACTATTAAAGAAGCAGAGCGAATGATTCGTAAAGCAATTTCTATTGCAATTCAATACGACAACATGTGCTCACAACCAATTCATATTTTTACACAACATGGTAATAAGGAGAAATAATGGCTGTAGAAAATCGTGGAGGTATGCGTCCAAACGCACCACAGAATAATCCTGCCAATATCAATCCATTCGGTGGTAACGGTCAAAGCGGAAACGGAACACAGGCTCCTACGTACATTCCTGGTATGGGGTACGGTCAAGGCAAGGCTACAATGGACCAGCAAAAAGGTGCGAAGTTGGCAGGCCCAACAACTGCAGCAGCATTTAAAGGCTCAGGGGCAGGCGCTGGAGCAGGCGAAGGCCAGATTCCTATGCCACTAACAGCACCATCTGCTTTCCCAGATGAAAATATTACAACAGGTGCAGCAATTGGTACTACTCCAGGACCAGAATCACTTATGATGCCAGGGCAAGAAGAAGTTATCAATGACCCTGATTTAGATTTAGTACGTGAATATTTCCCAGTTATTGAACTATGGGCAGAGCAAATAGATACTTCACAGGGTACTAAGGATTATGTAAATTACCTTAGGACCATTATATGAATCTATGGGAATACATTGGTAATCTTCAAAAAGATATCGGAAACGATGTTAAGACAAGTGCCGTCCCAGCAACTAACGGTCGCGTTCCTTTTGGCGTAACTTTAGATACTTCAAAATCACTGCTATCTAGAATTAGTAAACTTAATACACAAAGTCAATTAGCGATGAAACGTGGAATTACAAATCAAGATGTCGAGGATGCTCGCATTCTCGCAATTAAAGGCATGTCTGCCGTTTCTGGATTTATTGGTGCAGGTATTGATAAAGTTATTCCAGAGTCAGTACAGAAAAAAGTTTCAAAAACAATGGAAACCCCATTAAAATTAGCAACTGCTGGCCAAAGAAACGTACGTGCTAATTATTCTTTTGTTCGCGCACTTGGTGATGACGAAACAGCAAAGGGAATGCTTGCTGGATTAAACCTAATTGCAGGTGGACTTGCAGGAGCAATTACTGGTGCTGGCGTTGGCGCAGCAACAGGACTTATTGGTGGACCAGCCGCTCCAATTACATCAACAGTAGGAGCCGTTGCAGGAGCACTTGCAGGTTTTCGTATTGGTATGGGTTACACAGGTGCGGTTAGCCGTAATATTGCAAAATCAGGAACTGTTGGCGAAAATTCAAAGCAAGCAGCAATCTATGCCGAATCAGGTGTAGGTCAAGAACATTATAATTTTGGTCAAGATACTACAGTGCAACTAGCACGTATCAAAGGGTTTAAATCTCTTGGAGATACAAGCATGGGCATTGGTATTATCAGCAAAGGTTTTTTTAACCTTGGTGGAGAAGTTCTTACTGACCCTGTACTAGCAGGTGCAGCCCTTACTGGTAGAATTGCAACTGGCGCACTTAAGGGTGGGTTAGTTCCTAAAAGCCAGGGTCTTACTGCTGACTTTATTGGTCGCGCAACTGGCATAAAAGGTATGGAGTTAGCCGATAGAGAAGACGTTAACTTTGAAGAACTTAAAAAAGCAGGACGCAGCGAACCATCAAAGTACTCTACACTATTTGCATTTTTAGATAATGACGCTGCAACAATAAGTAATCACCCACTTTTAAAAAATAATGATATGGGTCCTACTGCTGCTGCTTTACTTAGCAAGAAATCAGACTTAGAAAAGTCTCTTGTTCTTCGTATTGGTATGGGAGACCCAGATGCTATTGATGAACTTTTAGATAATCCAGACTATGCAGATACTGCAATGGAATTAAATCGTTATGAATCTGGTATTGCCGCTCTTGAGCAAGATGGAATGATGTGGTTTCGCCACGATAACAAGATGATGATGCTTGGTAAAAAGTATGCAGATGGCGATGAAGCCAATATGATTAAAGCAGAATATGCTGCACTTTCTGCAAAAGATGATTTTCTTAGAAAAACAATAGACCTTCAAGACTGGCTTAAGACAGATAGAACCGTATCCCCATTTGCATGGGTTGAGCGTCAGCGTGCTGATAGAGCCGTTCGCGCAACTGCAGTTAGTCTATCTGGAGAAAAGTTGGGATTTAATCCAACAAAGTGGCGCGAAAAAGATATGTCTAACTCTGAACTTATTCATGGCATTCGTCAGGAAACTGGAACAGGCAAGTTAATAACATCTTTGTACAAAAACAGTGCCTTTGGAACACCAATGCAGATTGTATCTCGCGCTTTAGATTCTGCTCCACATGCTACAATTAAATTTGATGAAGGTATTCAGGCTGCTACACGCATTCGCACAAGTCTTCGTGACTCTGTTCGTTATGGAGTTCTTGACGAAAAAGAAGCGTTAAGAATATACAACGATTTTACTGTTGCCTCAAACGAAGGCATCAAGTATGATTTAGTTGAAAAATACGCAGAAGCAGTAATTAGAAATGCTGCTATTGCCTCTGGTCACCACGAATCTGTTGCAGACCTAGCAGTTCAAACATACTTAAAGAATACCCGCGAAACTAAAGCAGAAGCAGGTTTAGCAAAGACTGAAAACCGTGCTTACATGGTTGGCAAAGATGGAACAGGTATTGAAGACCCACAGTTGATTACCCAACTTGCAAATGGCGCGTATCTACCAGATGTTCCAACCATCGTTAATGCTTTCAAAGAATTTCGCAAGGATGAGTCTCCCGCTATTAAGGGAGCAAAACTTACTGCGTACGGTGCAAAAACAGCATTGGATGAACTACAAGCAGTATGGCGTAGCGGAACTTTGGCACGTGGTGGGTTCCCCATAAACATCCTTCGTGATGCTAATTTCCGTGCTTGGACAGACGCATCTATGTTTTCTTTGTACTCTCAAATGAGTCAAAGTACTCTAGAGGCTATAACAAATGGGCTCAACAGCGTAAAGAAAATTTCTGCCTTGGAAAGAGACACGAATAATCCTAAGCGTACTTTGAAGAAAATTCGCAACACTGTTGACGAAAATACTAAAATTTTAAATGTATTAGAAGGAAACCTGGAAGCCGAAGGCTACTACAAGAAGCCCAAAAAAGGCGCCCCTCCAATTGAATTTCCACCTTCTGTCGAGCGTCTGGTTAAATATCGAGACGAAATTGCAGCAACAAATAAAGAATTACGCCGTCAAGAAAGTGCGATTCTTGCTAACGTGCCAACTAAGGTAGTTGGAAAGGGTAGAGTTGTTCAGCCTGGATGGGAATTTCCACTTGCTGTTTCTGACGAAGGATTGGCTGCTATCAGCCGTCAGGTTTTAGAAGGCAAAGAAAGTATCCGTGGTGCAGTAGCATCTCTTCGCGAACTCCAAATGGATTCAGTGCGACGCAATAGTTATGGCTTAAGAGTAATACAGCCAGTCGGTAACGAATCAGCACACTTGTCGGCTTGGACTGATATGCTTAATAATCACATTGGAATTGACCCGCTTTCTAAGAAAATTATGGAAGGCAAGATGAGCAAGCCAGAGTTAATGAACTGGCTACAACAAGATGCGCAGCGTCCATATATCAGCCGCTTTGGATTAACTATTGTCGAAGAAGGAAAGCCTGCGCGTCCACTGCGCAAGGATGATGCTGAATATATTTATGAGCGCGTTAACTACGCTGTAGAAAGTCTTGCTTCTAATGAAGAAATAAGAAAACTAGTTCTTAGTGGTAAGATAACTCCTACAGAACTTGTTAGATTATATCCAAATGTTGCAGAACGACCACCAGTTGCTGGGGATGTTACAACTGCTGCTCTAGGCACAAGTGGTATTATACAAGGATTAAATAATTTGCAAAAGAATGTTGTAACTTGGATGGCTACAGTACCAACTTCTAGACTTAACTACAACCATTATTTTGCTTCTAAGTATTACGAAAAGTTGGAAAGTTTAGTATTAGTTGCCAATGAACGTGGTATTATTCCTAACGCTGAAAATAAACTGCGCTATGAAAAAATTGCCCGTTCATATGCTATTAATGAATACCGTAGCAAGATTAACGCCTTTTCAAAGGATATGAACTTTTCTGGTATAATGAACTATGTTATAGCCTTCTTCCCTGCGGTTGTAGAACAGTTTAAAGCATACGGGCGCATCATGGTAGATAACCCAGAGTTTCCTATCCGTCTTGCTTACGCTGCGCAGATTCCAGAATACATTGGTAATGTCCAGGAAGATGCTTATGGCAACAAGTACATTGAGTACACAATGCCACGCACAGGATTAAAGGCACGTTTTGGAGTTAGTTGGTTTAATCCAATTAATCCAACTTCTGGTTCGCTTTTATCTGCAGGTCCACTTGCAACCACAATCGCTAATATGACTGCTAAAAATACTGAATTTGCAGAAACCAAACTAGGTCAGTTCTTGCTACCGTTTGGTGTATCAACAAATAATGCATCTGCTTATACTCCAAACACATGGAGAAAAGTTGGAGACTTATGGGCTGCGACTAACATTCCATTAATTGGAAAAGAACGTGGCGGCGAGCAATTAAATAAAGATAAAGATATGATTACAAAACAATATCTTTATGATTTTTATGTAGAAAAAGACCGTCAGCCCAACCCATCTGAACTAAATGCAATCAGCATAAGAGCAGAAGAAGATGCGTATAGCCTATCGGTTGTACGTCTTTTGTCAGCATTTTCAATGCCACAACAGCCTAAGATGCGTACTGCAATATCTTATTATGAAGATAGATTTAATGAGGCAATCAAGGCTGACCCAGATAATGGGGCCGAAAATTTCTTCAAGAACAACCCTGACTACTTTATGTTTGCAGCAAAACTGACCAACTCCGTATCTGGACTTCGCTCAGATGATACGTCAGTTTCTTTGCTAAAGCGTAATAACTTTGCAACAAGAGAAATTGTTACTAACATTGATAACCTTACCGCATTAGGTGCTGTCTTTAATGATGACAACTATGCATTTTCTAGTTCAGCAGATGCTTATCTTCGTACACAGAAGATTCCTGGGTTGGACAGAAAATACAAAGAAAACGAAGCATCACTTGAAAATATGAAGTCAGTGATTGTCAACCAAGGCTGGAATAGTTGGTTTAAGTTAATTCAAGTAGTTTCAACAGAAATGAAGAAGCCACCTTACAACTTAGACCCAGCACGTGGCTATGGTGCAGAAGTCTTGCAACAATACAAGGATTCTTTTATCGAACAACAAAAGACCCAAAATCCTATGTGGTACGATATCAAAGAAAAAAGCAAGGGTGGCGGAGACACTGGTCAAACGGCTGATGTTATTAAGGCTATTACTATTGCTGCCAACACACCCGAGATGTGGAAAGACCTATCTAAGCAACCGCGAATGGCTGCTATTATTGAATACATGAACTTCCGCTATGAAATTAATGATGAATTAAAGCGCAGAAAACTTAACTACGGAACTAAAGCAGCAATTGACATACAAAATAAAGTCTCAATTAAAGTATGGGAATTGCGCAATAAGGATATAAAGTTTGGTCAATTTTATGACAGATACTTTGACGGAGATGACTTTAGTTTTATATTCGATTATGAACCACCAAAGAGGAGCAAGTAATGGTAGAGCCAGTTATCGGTCGTAAACCTAAGGTTACGTCTACCCCTCCTTTGGGTACAGGCACAGTACTTCGTCCTGGTTCAAACAGTACGCTACCTGGTGGTCTAGGTTCAGCAATTGACACAGGATTAGATAACGTTGGCGTTGAGGTTGTTAAAGATAAAGAAGTTGATAAGATTAACTTTGTCACTAACCTAACTAAAGCGGAAATGCAACAGATTATTCCTTATCTTAAAAAGTTTGGTGCAACTAAAACTAATCTTTCTACATATCCAAATGCTAAAGATTTCTTACAAACCAACTTTGACGTACTTGTTGAGAATGCTGAGGGTAGTGTAAAGAAGTTAATCCAGTTATTTAAAGACGAAGCAACTGGTTACAGCACTACAGAAGAAGATAAAATAAAGTCTAGCGGTGTAACACAGTATATTACTGAAAAGTCACCAGCCCTACTAAAGCAGAATGTCGACAAGTTTCTTTTGGAGACTATTGGCAGCACTAATATTAAAGAAGAGTCTCGTAAAAAGATTATGGACGAGATTAACAAGTTAATTAAAGAAGGAACAACCACAACTACCAAAAGAGATAAGTCTGGTAAAGATACAATTGTCCAAACCGCTGGGTATAGTGATGAGCGTGCGGGTGCTGTTGTAGAGCGTGTTGCTAAAGAACTAGAACCAGAAAAATATCAACAGCAAAGGGAACTAAGTTTCTTTGACTTCATGCAACAGGCAGAACAAATGCGAGGTGGTCGCTAATGGTTGATACAAATACTATTGAAGGCATTAACGCAGCATCAAACAAGCCTGCTCCTGACATGTCTAAGTTAACAGCAAGCCTTGGCTTTGTTCTTTCTCGAGCACTCCTTGACGACCCTACATATGGTAAAGGTCCTGGAGGACTACAAGAGGTCTACGACCTATGGGCTGCTGGCGATGAGACTGCAGCACTTAATGCATACTTCCAGTCTAACTATTATTTAAAATTAGGCAAGACTGCTGCTTCACGTTTTGCATTAAGCAAGAACCAACCAGAAGTATATCTTGCCGATGAGGCTGCTTATATTTCAAATCAAAAGAATCGCCTATTTAAATTAGGTGTTCGAGTTGAAGATAATGAACTTACTGATTTGCTTAAGAAAGCATATGCTGGTAATCTTACTGATACTCAATTAGATTCATCTATTACTTTAACAAATAGTTATGGTGGTAAATTTGGTGGAACTATTCTCGGCCAAATGCAAGACTTTAAAACCCTTGCTCGTTCTTATGGTTTATCATATACTGAGGCTAAATACAATCAGTGGGGCGCTGACCTATTTGCAAACCGTATCACAGATTCAGAAGTTGAAGAAGCAATTAAGGTTGAATCAGCAAGCAAGTACCCAGGGTTTGCAGACCAGATTATGAAGGGCGTAACAATGGATGCTTTAGCATCTGCTTACAAATCCTCAATGGCTAATATCCTTGAAATTGATGCTGATTCTATTGGATACGACGACCCAACTCTTATGAAGGCTTTGCAGTATAGAGGATTCGAAAAGACTAAAGAGGCTGGCGGTTCACAGGTAATGCCATTATGGCAATTTGAATCAGACTTGCGTTCTGATGTTCGCTGGCAATTTACAAATAATGCTAGAGATTCAATTGACTCTATGCAGTACAAGGTCATGAAAGACTGGGGGCTAATGTAATGGCTATTACAGATAGATACATGCCAGATGGAGACAGTACTCCAAAACCATTATTAACTGGACCACAAGCACAAGCCGCTGTTAGAAAATTATCATCAGGTCAAACTTTATCAGCAGTAGAGCGCGAATACCTAGGTCTACCAGCAGCCCCAAAGCCTGCATCCCCATATAACTGGAATGAAGGCCAAGCAGAATTAGATACACTTGCTGCAGAAGCACGAACAGCAGCAGATGCCGCAAGAGCAGCGGCAGCAGAATCAATAGCAAATGCTAAAGCAGAAGCCGATAAAGCAGCAGCCGACAAAGCAGCAGCAGATGCAGCAGCAGCGGCGGCGCGTAATGCAGCAGAAGCAGATGCAGCGCGTCGAGCACAAGAAGCAGCAAGATTAGCAGCGGCTCAAGCAGCAGCAGCGTTAGCAGCAGCAAATGCTGGAAGCAATTCTTCCCTGAAAGCATTACAAGACCAAATTGCTGCATTAACAAGACAACTTTCAGGAAATACTGCAGCAGATAAAGCAGCAGCAGATGCTGCTAAGTACAATGAACGCATTAGTATTTACTCATCTATGGCAGACCGTTTTAACAAGTACGGTCTTACTGGACTTGCAAATAAGATTAAAGAACTTGCTATTGCTGGTGCAACAGAGGCAACAATTACTTTACAGTTACAAGAGACACCAGAATACCAGCAACGATTTGCAGCAAACGCTGACCGCCTTAAAAAGGGTCTATCAGTTCTAACCCCTGCAGAGTATGTTAATGTTGAAGATTCTTACCGTCAAGTACTACGTGCTTACGGACTAAAGCAGTTTGACAATGATGCATACGTAAGACAATTCATCGCTAATGATATGTCACCAACAGAACTTTCCAACCGTGTTGTTACAGCAGTGCAGCGTGTGCAGAATGCAGACCCTGCTATTGTTGCTCAACTTAAGCAATACTACGGTATTGGCGCACCAGACATGGTTGCCTACGTACTTGACCCACAGCAACAGTTCCAGAAGATTGAACGCCAGATTGCAGCATCAGAGATTGGTGTAGCAGCAGGCCGTCAAGGACTTACCGCTGGAGTATCAGTTGCCGAGCAACTAGCAGCACAAGGTGTTACCGAAGCCGAAGCACGTAAGGGTTATGCAACCATTGCAGACATTCTTCCGACTGCTGAAAAACTATCCGATATCTATGGGACGACATTGGACGAATACCGACAAGCCGAAGGTGAGCAAGAAGTATTCAATAGTTTGGCATCAGCGCAACGTAAGCGTCAAAAACTTACTGCACGCGAAATAGCAGCCTTTAGCGGCTCTAGCGGTACAAACAAAACAAGTCTTACGACATCAAGCGTAGGACAATACTAAAATCCTGAACGGACCTATCGGCCCCGTCAGAGTAATAGACCGAGAGTAGGAGCCAGCCAGTTTCCCCGAACTGAACTGAGGCCTGCGAACTACAACGAATAGAAGGGTGGGTTGCTATGAGCAACAACTACTGGGATGAAGATGACGACGACCTCGATACCGACAATGAGGCGCAAATGGACGGCAGTGACTTACTTAAAAAGTTACGAAAAGCCAAGCGTGCTGATGAAAAGCGTATCAAGGAACTCACTGAGCAACTTGAGGGATTTTCCAAGGCGCAGCGTGAGTCAACCGTCAAATCAATCTTAGAACAAAAGGGTGTAAACCAGAAGGCAGCGCGTCTAATCCTCAAGGATTTAGACGGTGATTTCTCAGAAGAGTCAGTTACAAACTGGCTCGACGATAACGCTGACTTATTTGGCATTGAAGTTTCTCAGAAACCAGATAGTCAAAATCTCGCTACACTACGTCAGCAAGATGTAATGACACAAAATGCCGTTACACCAGACCGAGCACAAGACATCGAGCAACGCATGAACAATGCAAGTTCAATGGAAGAACTCATGGCTTTAATGCAAGGTCAACAATAATATCCGTTCATAGTCAAGGAGACTAATACAAATGGCAAACGCCTATACAGATACCTCGGCCACCTCATTCGGTGGTACAGTAGGTGGCGCAGGTCTCGTACAGAAGGCATATGACCGCCTTCTCGAGTTCGCTCTCCGTTCAGAACCCCTAATTCGTTCTGTCGCAGATAAGCGTCCAGCAAAGCAAGCAATCCCAGGTTCAACTGTAGTTCTACAGAAGTACGTTGACCTAGATGCTAAGACATCAACACTAACAGAGACAGTTGACCCAGATGCAGTAGCATTGTCAACACCAACATCTGTTACTGTAACACTTAACGAGTACGGTAACGCTGTACTTGTAACACGTGCGTTGGAACTATTCTCTCTAGCAGATGTAGACCCAGCAATCGCAAACATCATTGCTTACAACCTTGCAGATTCAATCGACAATGTTGCAATGACAACTCTACGCTCAGGAACAAACAACATCTACGCAGGCAATGCAACAGCAGTTGCTAACGTTGATGCTGCAGACACACTTGACTCAGCAGACATCCGTAAGGCTGTTGCTAAGTTGCGTTCGAACAAGGCAAAGGGCCGTCGCGGCAATGCATACTGGGTTGGTATTCACCCAGAAGTTTCACACGACCTTCGTGCTGAGACAGGCGACCTAGGATGGCGCTACCCACAGGCACAGTCTGCTTCAGAAGCAAGCAAGATTTGGGCTGGAGAAATCGGTGAGTACGAAGGCGCATTCTTCGTAGAGTCATCACGTTTGTACAACGCTAAATCAGGTGCAAACCAGACAGCATTGACAACAACAGCAGTAACAGTTGCAGGAGTTTCAGCCGCATTTACATTCGGCGTTGCTTCATCTTCTGTTATTGCATCTCGCGCAGAAGTTGGCGATGGAATTGCTGGAACAGGTATCGGTACATCTGCAAAGATTACTGCTCTCTCAACAACAGGTTCAACAACAACAATCACTGTAGATGTTGCTAACTCAGCAGCAGTTACAACAACAACAGTTGTTACAGTAACTCCAGTAACACGTGTCTTTGACACAATCGTTGCAGGTTCACAAGCAATGGCAGAAGCCGTAGCAGAAGAGCCACACGTAGTTATTGGTAACGTAACTGATAAGTTGATGCGTTTCCGCCCAATGGGTTGGTACGGCGTACTCGGCTTTGCAGTTTACCGTGATGAGGCACTATTCCGAATCACATCAGGTTCATCAATCGCTGCTAACTAGTAGTTAATTGACTGTAGGGCTGGGGCAACCCAGCCTTATGGTGAGTCCACTAAAGGAGGATGAATGTCTAACTGGTTATTTAAAACACCAACAGTTGAAGAAGGTCCTGCAGGTATGCATAGACTGTTTGAGTTTTACAAGTTAGACCGTGGTATATCTATTGTATTAAATACTAATGGACAGTACCAACAGATTCGTTATCCACTTGATTCTGATTTACCTGAGTATCCAGTTGTCTATCGTGGTGGCTATGCCCACACAGTAGATGATGCTACTAAAGCAGCACTTATTGCTGGTGGTGTAGGAGTAACGGAAGCAAACTTTACAGAACTATGAGCCTACATCAAATACAAACACATCCTGAATATGTAGAAGGTTGTTTTGGGTGCAAAGTTATGACCCTTGAACTAGGTACGGGTGATGCTGACTCTCGTCGTCAAAGGCCACAAAAAGCATTTAACCAAGAACTAAATGCTTACAGTGAGGCTAGAGCACGGGGTATACAACCTGGCGGTACATCAATGCAAAAAATTCGTGAAGCCGAAAAGGCTTCCGAAGTATTAGGTAGACCATATAACTCGAACACAATGCCTGATGCAAATAAAGTAAACAAATCAACCGTAGCAGTAATGAAAGAGATAGGACAAATATAATGCCAATGGTCGGAAATCAAGAGTTCCCATACACACCAGCAGGTAAGAAGGCAGCCAAGAAGGCTGCTAAGAAAATGGTTATGAAGAAGACTGCAAAAAAGATGGCTATGAAGAAGATGGGCAAAAAGAAGTAATGGCTCCTAAAAAGAAAACTCCAGCAGAAGTTAGAGATATTCAAACACGTATTAAGCCACGCAAACTTACAAAATTTGAAGAGTTGCTAATTAAGTATAAAGGTGACATTACAAAGATTCCTGGTTGGCAGGGCGGAAGAGGAACAGAGTAAAAATGGCAGACCCTAGACTAAAGCGAGCAGGAGTGTCAGGCTTTAACAAGCCTAAACGCACACCAAACCACCCAAAAAAGTCACACGTTGTTGTGGCTAAAGAAGGTACTAAGGTTAAAACTATTCGCTTTGGTCAGCAGGGTGTGACTGGTGATAGACAACCTACAAAGCGTCAAGCATCATTCAAAGCACGTCATGCAAAGAACATTGCCAAAGGCAAAATGTCTGCGGCTTACTGGGCGGATAAGGTGAAGTGGTGAAGAAGAAAGCATTTTGGGATAAAAAGAATCCAAAGAAGAAGTCAACACCTTTAACACCAGCCCAAAAAACAAGGGCTAAAGCAATGGCCAAGAAGGCTGGACGACCATATCCAAACCTTGTAGATAATGCAGCAGCAAAACGAAAGGGTAAGTAATGGCAACAGGAGTAGCAGGTAGCACATTTGCTGACGAATTAAATCGTCTTGCAAATGGTGGAACATACCCAACACCAGATGCATACCAGTCGGAACAAGGTGCAGCAAACAACTATGCTGACACTAATGGCTTAGGTATTATTGCAGCACTAAACATTAAAGCCAGTGCTAGCCGTCAGCCTAATGATTATAAAATGCTAAACGCTATCTGTAACGAATTAGCGGGAACTACTGGACTGTCAGCAGTTGTTGCACTAAGGAGCATAGACCTATGACAATAACATTGACACAAATGATTGATGAAGTACTTATTAATCTGTCTGGTTATACATACCAGCAAGACCGCTCTACCTATCTTAGAACTGCTGTTAGCACACTAACATCACCAAGTACTGCACCTACAATTTTATCTCTTGGAGATACCAGCAATGTGGGTAAGGGCATACTTGAGATTGATGAAGAACTAATGTGGGTTGATTCATTTGACCGTGTTGGCAATACAGCAACAGTTTCTCCTTATGGTCGAGGGTATCTTGGAACAGATGCTGCCACTCATGCTGCGGATGCAAAGGTTACTATCTCACCTATTTTCCCGCGCTATGTTATTAAAAAGGCTATCAATGATACTATTGAAGCGGTTGGTTCTTCTATTTATGCGGTTAAACAAACATCATTTATTTACAATGCAGCCGTAACAACTTATGAGTTTCAAGATTTAAACATAGAGAATATCCTTACTATGTCATGGCAGGATATTGGGCCAACTAAAGAATGGATTAGAGTTCGTAGATGGACCTTTGACCCATTTGCTGATACTGCAACATGGGGTGGGGGTTCACAGACTGTAACTATTCATGATGTTATTATTCCTGGTAGAACCGTTAAGGCTATGTATGCTACACACCCACTACCTTTTACAAGTAACTCACAAGATTTTTCTACACAGACTGGATTATCAAATACAGTTAAAGATGTAATTATTTTAGGCGCAGTTTACAGACTGTTGTCTTATCTTGACCCAGCCCGTGCTGCTCAGTACAGCCCACAGGCTGATGAGATTGATTCTAAGCGTCCGTTTGGTGCATCCAATACAGCAGTACGTCAAATTTTTGGACTATATCAACAGCGTCTTAATGAAGAAAAGCAAAAACAATTAACTCAGTACCCAACACGAGTTCACTACAGCCGATAGGAATATAAATGACAACTAGAAATTACTCCTCACGCTCTCAGCAAACTACGCTGACAAGCGCGGTTACTGCTGGTGCAACAACGATTGTTGTTCAGTCTGGACCTGCGCTTCTTGGTGGTGCAACAATTGCTGGTGGTACAACCTTTACATTGGTTGTTGACCCAGATACAGCCATTGAAGAAATTGTAGATGCTACGGCGATATCAACTAATACTTTTACTATTACTCGTGCTATAGATGGTTCGTCTGCACAGGCTCACTCTGCTGGTGCAGTAGTTCGCCACATGGCAATTGGCCGTGACTACCGTGAGGCTAATGTTCACATTGAGTCTACAACAGGCGTACACGGGGCTGCAGGGGCTGTGGTGGGTACTACAGATACCCAGACACTAACCAACAAAACTCTTACAAGCCCTACAATTACCAACCCTAGCATTTCAGGTGCTGGTGTAGATGCAAGTATTGTTTTTGAAGGTGCAACTGCTGATGCTTATGAGACTACCCTTACAGTGGTTGACCCTACACAGGACAATACAATTACAATGCCTAACACAACAGGCACAGTAGTAATTGATACAGCGGTACAGACTTTAACAAACAAAACTTTAACTAGCCCAACTATTTCAGGTTCACCAGTTATTACTGGTCTATCTTCTGCAGG